TAATGGGCTTGGGCCTTCGGCAGATTCCCGCTCGATTGCGCCTCCACGCCGAGCTTCATCCATTCGTCGGCTTGGTCTGATCCTTGTTGTGGGACGATGATGTAGGGCTGCATTAGAAGAGTTGTCCTGTAATAATCGTATCGCGTGAGTTTGCGGCGGTGGACGCGGCGATGAATACCGCAATCGATTCCCCCGCTGCCACATCAGCCGAGACGCCCATCAGTGCGGCAGAGATCAACGCCGCTTGCCCAAACACTTGTATTTTCATTAGCTGCAACTGGGTGGAGATGCTGGCCGAGATCATGCTCGCCGTCGCGCCAACCCCCACAAACACCTGAATCGATCCGCCAAGCGCCGCTGAAGAGGTCATCGCAATCTGGATGTTGTTCAAGCGCAGGAACCGTCCCGCTGGCACCTCCCAAGAGGTCGTCGCGGCGGCAGCCGGTGCGCCTGTGGCTCCCGTCCAAATCGTATAGAGATACTTGTTCGCACTAATGGCGACCGCCGTAGCCGTCACAATAATCATGACCGGCAGCACACGCGCTTCCCGTTGTATGACGATCTGCGCGGTCGAGGCTTGTGCCGGTGAGCCGACCGTATAGAGCATTTTGCTCACGTCTACCAGTGCGCCAGGATTGAACCAGACCGGAAGACCCGACACACTGACCGACGCTTGCGTCGTCACGGGCACAATGCTAAGAAGAGAGACCGTACCGCCCACGACCTGCGTACCCAGAATCGTCACACCCTGCGTGGGATTCATCCAGACCGGCAACCCACTGACAGAGACACTCGCTTGCGTGGTCACGGGTACAATGCTCAACAGGCTCACCGTGCCCGTCGTGGTTCCTGCAATCGTGACGGTGACGGTGATGGTCGTGGGGTTCATAATCCAGACCGCTTGCGCGGTGCCGGTCGTCACCCCTGTGGTCGTGATGAGCATGCCAGAGACCGCGACCGTGCCGCTCACGACGGTGGTCCCCGCCACCACGGATACAAGTTGTGTCCCCAGAATCGTCACGCCCTGCGTCGGATTCATCCAGACCGGCAACCCCGTGACCGACACCGAGGCTTGCGTCACCACGGGGACAATCCCAGAGACGTTGATCGTCCCATTCACCGAGGCGAGAACCGAAAGGCCAGGGACGACGCTGACGACCTGGGTACCGAGTACCGTCACAATCGTGCCGATGGTTATAGACGCGGCAATGGCGCCGATACTGACGACCGTCGTTTGAGAGACCGCTTGGGTGCCAAGAATGGTGACGCCTTGCGTCGGGTTCATCCAGACTGGTAAGCCGCTGACAGAGACGGAAGCCTGGGTCGTGACCGGCACAATGTTCGTAATCCCGACGTTGCCGCTCACCGCTGGCATCACCGAGATGCTGACCGCGCCACTCACCACGACACCAAGACTCACGCCAGTCACAGACACCAGTCCAGAGACCACGGTCGTGCCTGCAACCACAGACACAAGTTGCGTCCCCAGGATGGTCACACCCTGGGTCGGGTTCATCCACACCGGCAACCCTGAGACGGAGACGGACGCTTGCGTGGTCACGGGAACGAGATTCAAGATAGAGACCGTCCCGCTCGATGCAGGCGAATTGATTTGAGAGACGAAGACAGGACTGGCCGTGGTGCTTTGCCCGCCCGCAATCCGCATCACTTGACCGAGTGCGGAAATACTAGGGGCGGCGGTCGTGACGGGCACCGAATCCACGCCAGAGACAATCGCCACATTGACGGTGGAAAGAATCGTCACGCCCTGCGTGGGATTCATCCAGACGGGGATACCGGAGACAGAGACAGAGGCTTGCGTGGTCACGGGGACGACGTTCAAGACCGAGATCGTGCCACTCACCCCGACCAAGCCAGAGACCGAGACGGTGCCAGACGCCTGCATCGGCCCAGAGACCGAGACGGTGCCCGTGACCGGCATCGGGCGGGTGACATCAACGTCACCGAGACTCGTGCCATCTGATCCAATGACGATCTTGATGCGTTGGTGGAGAAGCCCGCCGACATCATCAGCCGCGACCGTCGCGCCAGTGCCTGGGGTATAGCCTACGTTATCTGCCATTAGAAGTACCCTGCCCGGTTATGAAAGTCTGTGTTCTGGGGCTTCAAGCTCTTAAAGATATCCTCATACGCCCCCTTGGACTTGGCCGCGAGCAACGCCCGTTCTTCGAGTGGGACGCCTGCTGGATCAGCCAGATCGCCTGCGAGTCGGTATTCCAACAGCCTCGTCCACTGAGGCGGCATGTCAGGATTGTCCGTCGAGGCCGTGAACTCGTACAGCGGGCGGCGGTAATAGATCAGGAGTTGCTGCGGGGAGGCATAGGTAGTCCCTGTGGCCCACACAGTCGGTCCCGATCCCCCCGCGACCCAGTAAATCTTATAATTGGCCCCTGTAATCGGCTTGTTGCTCGTATCCGCCGTGTGTCCACGAATGCACTTATAGACGACGGCATCCGTCCCTGTGACCACGCTTTGGGTGTTCACCGTGGCGAGCGCAGGCCAGAGATAGAGGGTCTGTGAGCCGATGGCGCGGTCTACCGTAATGCGTACCGCAGAAGGATCACCCTGTTGGGTTTTGTTGTTGATCGCGGCGTAGGACTCTTCCGTGAGCAATTGCACCGGCCAATCCATTGCCTGGGCGTCCCGATAGACCACGCGATCCGGTTCGCGCAGATCAGACGGAAAGCCGCTGCTCGACGTGTAGACAAACTGATTGGCCACCAGGGTCATCGCCGTCATCTTCTCAGCCCAGAGCCACTTGCCTGCGGCATCGAGTTCCCGAATCAAGCTATTCAGCTTCAGCACCCCATCAGCCTGTAAGGATGCGGATAGGACTTCGCCATCGGCCAGGACGCCGATATCTTTGTACGCCATCGCAATCAGTTGATCGCGGGTGAGGTTCGCGGTAAAGGTCGCGCCGTAGGACATTAGACCGTCTCCTCCTTGAAGATATTCTGTAATCCCCCTGGAGCCATATCGTTAATCAAGGAATCGCCGTGGACCTGCACAGATTGGAGGAGGCCACAGGTTGCGCCCTGTTTCATCATGGAAAAGAACTGTTGGGCAAAACTGACAAAGGACAAGCAACTCGTGATATCTTTCCCGCCAATTTCCAAATGACAATAAGAGCGTGTGACACCTTTGCCCGCAATCCCTGCGGCGTATTCCTCATCTTTCACCTTGAGATCAAATCCCACCACATGCAGATCGGAAAAGCCCAAGGTGAGCGAGACAGAGAGACAGGCGAGGGTCACACTGGCCCCCGTCATAATCGTGGTCACTTTGCTATACCCGTGTTTGTACCACAGGTTCTGGACCTTCAATTGCGGCTGCACCCCGCCATAGATATAGGTCGTCGTGCCCACCAGTTTCTTCACCGCCGCATGATGGACCGAGCTGCCGATCAAATGAATTGTGCCGTCTTGCAGATGGGTGAACCCTTCCTCCACATCCTCGCTACCATCGAGGGCCACGACAAAATCAGGATGGAGGCCGACCGCCGTACACCAGGGATACATGCGCTCAATCACCATCAGTTTCGCACCCTTGCGGCAAAGATCCCGAATAGTCTCCAGTTCCGTATTGGCCGATGGACCACCCCCCACAATGACCACCGATCCTGTATAGGTCTGGACTAATTCCCGAATGTCAGGGAAGCCCAGCGAGAGATTCTGGTCGATGGCGGTATAGCGTTCGGACTGGGAGAACTTACAGACCCCGCGCACGGGCGGGAGTGTTCGGACGGCCTTGCCCTGTAAATGATCGACGGCATAGCGTGCCCACGCGATCGGCTTCTCAATCCCTTGGGGTTCGTCGGTCACACGCCACAGGGAATCGCTTTCTTCATCGAGATAGATTTCCTCAAATCCCAGTGTACTCATCACGTAGCGCAAACTTTCGGCGCAGAAGGTATAGGTATGGGCGTTCTGCCACAGCAAGTTGAGTTGGGACATGAACAGCCCTGGCGTAAAGAGATAGAGCACTCCGTTCGGGGCGAGGAGTTGCTTGACCTTCTTCATGTCCTCCAGGTCCGTAAAATGCTCGATCACATCTTTGAGGACCACCACATCACCCGTGAGGCCAAACGCAATTGCTTCATCGATACTTGCGAGGGTCGGAATCCCTTTCTCTCGGCTATCACGGCGGCAGCGTGCGTCAATTTCAATCCCATGCACTGTCACGCCATGCTCTTGAAAGGTACTCAGGAATCCTCCCACATTCGATCCCACTTCGATCATGCTCGTGGGTTTAATCTCAAAGTACGAGAGAAACTGATGAAACGAGAAGCCCGACTGCGCCTGCTTCATAAAGCGGGTGGACACATCCTCAGCCAGTGCGGCGAATTCCCAGCCGTCATAAATGGGGCGATATTCCGTATTGTAGAATTCGTAGTAGGCCGCAGGCGTCATGCGCGGCGTGGCCCGAATCAGGGCGCACGCCTTGCACAACACCATACGATGCGGAATGAAATAGCGATCTCGCGTGGTGATTTCAAGATCGTCGAAGTCGGCCCCGCAAAAACAGCGGACGGATTCGGTGGGATACCGTCCGTCCGCCAGCTTCTCGATGACCTGCGCAATCGCCGCCGCCGGAATCTCCGGGGTCCATGCGGGCCGTGTCTCCACCTGGGCGAGTGCCATCTCCATGATTAGTTCCCGACGGTCGGGAGTAAATCATAGGAAATGTAGATATACCCGTTCGCCGTCAGCGCGGTCTGGGTTTCGATGGGGCCATAGACCAGCGCCGTGGTCGCCGTGACGATATAGGGTTTCTTGGAGAAGAACCCCGTGGATCGTCCCGCAGTCGCCGTGGCACTATAGCCCGTGGCAAAGTCCACCAAGAGCGACCCGCGCTTTTGAATGGCGGCCACAATGGGGAACGTGGCGGATTCGGAACTCGTCAGCACGACTTCGTTCTGCCGCCATCCGGTGGCACTGGACTGCACGATACTCCCGAATCCCTTCGGGGTGCCTGAGACACCGAAATCATAGGCCGTGGCGGTGGACGCGGTCGTGACGTGGATGTTCACGTCGTTAATCCGCATTCCCGCCAACAGACTGAATCCGCTGGCTGCCGCCACGCCGCATCCCGATGTCCCCTGCCAATCGCAGATGAACGTGTACTCCAACTTTTCGGGGTCCACATCCACGCGATGCTGCGAGAGCGTCAACGCCTCGACGAAATACGATTGCCCACTCGCGGTCAGAATCGTCAGATCCACGGTGGTAATGCTGGAATCCGTGAAGAACCGTCCCGCGCCACCCACCAAGGTGGCAGGCTGCGTGTACGCGGTCCCTTCTGCATTTTTATAGATGGTCTGCACCGTGGCCGCACTCGCGGTCAGGACTCGAAAAAGTCCCGTTGCATCGGAAACAGGTCGGGAGGTCCGTCGGTTAAAGAGTTGAAACTGCCACTCAATATAGTTGCTCGCCATAGTCTGAATCTCCTTGTAAGGGCGGTATCAGGGAGGCCCGATGGCCCCCCATCGTTCCAGCCCAGTTAATAACGCGCCGTCCCAAACGCCACCCACGTCACCACATCGCCAGACGCTTTCGTGATGTTGAAGGTGTTACCAGAGGGCGTATCACAGATCGGTTGTGTCGTGCTGGTGTTGCTGGTGCTCAGTGCCGCCACCACTTTGCCGAACTGCGGCACGGTAATCGTGACCGACGTGCCAGCCGTGGCATCACTGCCCCAGGCAATTTCGGTATACGAACCCGCGCACTTCGCCAGTCTCGCGGTATAGAATGTCGTAAATGTCGCCATAATGTTCTCCTCGGCGCTTCTTTAGGCTCGCGGCCCGCTACGAGCCATGAATTAGTCCGCAACAGCCGCGCTAAAGTAGTGAATCACGCCGTTGTCTTCATCGGTGATCGACGAATCCACGGCAGCCCGTCCGTAAACCACTTTATCCACCTTGCGAATCTCATGGATTTCGTAGGTCACGGTATGCCCTAAGTCCTGCTCCTGCTCGTTGAACTTCGGCATCTGGCCCCACGCGACCACACCGGCCTGCGCCCCCAGGAAGAGGTTGTGCGCCACCTGGATGGTGCTCGCCACCAAGTTGATGCGGTCGTACTCGTAAATGAGTACGCCGTCATAGGAGCCACGGAAGGAGTTGCCCGTAAAGAGCGAACTGTCCCGATTGCCGTTCGGGGGCAACAGCAACTGCGCGTTGCGGTAGGCGGCATCGTTATCCACCAGATCCCGCACGCAGTAGGGATGGAGAATGGTGATAAACCATTGCTCGAAGTTCATGCCGACCTTGACATTCATCGGACGAATGCGGGTCGTGGCATTGACCGGAATCAGTGCCTTGCGCTTGCAAATCCTGATGGCGTTCGTGGTGGTTTGATCGGCGGTATTATCCACGTTGCCCAAGGCCGTGACATGGGTGGGGTCCCAGTTGGAGTCCGCCGCGCCATAGAGATACCGGCCCCGCACGCGACCTGTCGAGGTCACGGACAGACCGGCAATAATGTCCTCATCCAACCGAATGCGGGCCTTCTCGACCAACGCCTCGCGGCCCTGGTTGAGCAAATCCCAGCCGACGCGCTTCTGCGACATGGGCACATCGTCAAAGCGCACCAGATGGCGCACATTGTCGATGACGGTGCGCTGATTGTAGAACTCGACACGGCCTTCGTTCCCTAGACCAAAGGCGTTCCCTGAGACATAGCCGCCCTTCATCTGCGAGCGAATGCCGAAGTTGATGGCATCGCCTGGCATCTTGGTCAAATCCGACTTGACTTGGATGATGGCGTCTTGCGACGGCCCCATGATGTTCTTCATCCATAACTGCCCAATGTACTCAGCCGCAATGCGCTGTTCCCACTGGGAGACGGTGACGCCTGCCCCAGTGAGGATTTCTGTATACGCCATGATCGAACCTTTCCAATCCGCTTACGGCTTGAAGTTCGGGAACAGGCTTTCGAGCGTCATGGGGGCATTCGTTTGTGGCGACCGTTCAGGCGACACGCTGCGCACATCGCCCAACCCTCGCACCTCCTCTAACGCCACGCCCTTCCCCTTCAATTCCTTCAAGACCTTCTCGCGCATTTCTTTTTCAATGGTGATGCGAAGTTCTTTTTCAATCGAGGCGTGCATGGAGGCGGGATCATTCCCGTACTTCTTGCGTGCCTCGGCTTCACTCACGACCTTCAACGCTTCGATGATCGGGACATGCGCCCCCATCACCCGCGCCTGAATCGCTTTGTCTTGATCGAAGGCCCGAAACGGGGCATCTTCGTTCCAGACGAGTTCTTTCACTTTGGTATCGGCCTCCTCCGGCGTGAGCTTATCCCGCGCCATCAGATATTCCACGGCGGCAAAGTGACTCGTGCGAATCGTCGCCCGTGTCTCCGCTGCCGCTTCCGCTTCGGCGGTCGTGGGTTCCTTCGGCGCATCCTTCGCTTCGTCGTAGGTGCCGTCCATCTTCTTGTTCAGCATCCCGAGATTCTGTTCCAGGGTCTGCATCTTGGACAGGAGCGTCTTATTGACCTGCCGCTCTTGGGTAAACGCATCGCGCGTGTCCTTGAGTTGCTTGGTCAGTTTGGACAACTCCTTCGCCTCTTTCTCTTCAACCTTTGCAGGCTCTGCCGCAGAGACGGGCGCAGGCTCCTTGGTGGTGGACTCAACTTTCTTGTCATCCACTACCACAGGGGCCACATCGCTTAACTCCTTCGCGGGAGCCTGAAGAAACTCGCCCATGCCGAGTCCATTGTCCTTAATGGACGGACCCGCCACCACGGCGGCTTCAGGGGTCGGGTGCTCAACGGTCGCGGTCGCCATAGCTGCTCCTTTTTACCCTTCCTGCATCGCAGGGACGGGTTCATCAGGGACGCCTACCGATGGCTCGGTGACGGCATCCGGTTTCATTTTCTTCCCCTTGTTCCAGGGTTCGTAATGATTCTTCTTGCCCTTGTTCCACGCATCGGGAATGTCTCCTGCCTTGACATCGGCCAAGGCGATGGGGACCAGTTCCCAATGAATCACCGAGGTCATAATCTGGAGCTTGCGCATTCCCAGAATCTCCTCCGCATGGTGCTTCTTGATGAAGGCGATGGCGTTCCACTTGCCTGCCTTCCCGCTGAAGCGTTTACCGACATACTTCAGGATCTGCTCTACGTCAGCCTGACACAAGGGCCGAGGAGCCTGATCGGGGACAACCAGGGGTTGGTCCACACGCTCAAAGGCTCCCGCACAATTCTCCAAAAGGAATTGCCCCCATTCGTCCTTGATCTCCACCTCTGGCGTAAAGGCCACTTCCCCTTCGCGGTCACTTTTGGCAATGAACGGGATGGGGGTATTGAGGACGTAGGGCAGGGGCTTCTTACCGAGATACCGGAGTTTCACTTCGAGCCTCCTTGAATGAAATATTTCGTGTTCTTCACGCGCAGCACCCGCTCCTTGGTGCCGAAATCATCTTCCAGCTTTTCCACTTCATGCCGGTGCAGGTCCAGGCCCTGCTCCTTAAAGATGCGTTCCATCTCAGGGGTCATGGTCTGGCTGTTCGCAATCGTGTCGTGGGGGATGCGGATTTCACGGCTCATTCGGCCCCTCCTACGGGTTGGGCCGCGAGATCCTTCTGCTGCATCTCCTGCTCATGCGCGTGTTGGGCTTCGAGTTCCTGTTGCGCGGCCATCTGATCGGCTTGCTGTTGGTGCATCGCCGCCGTGTGCTGCATGGCCGACGTTTCGAGATCGACCCGCTGTTGATGGTGGGCCGTCCCGGCCTGAATCATCGCCACATCCACCTTGGTCTTCACGTCCATCTGCTTCTTCGCCAGCTCCGTCTTATGCTGCGTGATCGACGCCGGTTCAGACGGCTGTTGCTCCGCTTGCAGCATGTCCTGCCATTGGAACTGTTTGGCAAACGCCATCTTCTCTTGCTGCGTGAGTTCGTTCCATTGGAACGCGAGCGACACCTTGGGCTGATTGGGCGGCGGGGCCGACATCTGCTGAATCATTTGCGTAATGCCCTGCTTGTTCTTGAGGTCGCTCATCTGGACAAGGAGTTGCGCCCACTGCGGCCCATGCGCCAAGATTTGCGGGAGTGTGGTTGCCAAGGTCTCAAACTGTTCCGCCTGCGAGGTCGTATGGTCCGCCGTATCCTCGGCCACCAGATCGTAGAGGGCTTCCTTCAGGGAGGAGAAATGGTCAGACGTGAGGCGAATCGTCTTCACCAGGTTCGGGTCTTCCGTCACCTGAAAGATCATTTCGTCGGTATAAAACTGCTTGATCAGGGCAAAGGTGAGCTGCGCCTTCATGCGGCGGGAGCGCCGGATGTTGTCGGCAATGGGCAGAATGCCTGACTGATAGATCATTTGCAGGCGCTGGATGCCGGTGCCGCTGCGCACTTCGGGGGCGGGGTTCATCTGATCTTCGCCACTAATGCGACGAATCGCCTGCTTCGTTTCCTGGAGCATCGTCAGGTTGCCCTGGCTGATGTCCTGGTTTTCCTTAATCACGAACTTATCGAACTTGCCGTTTTCGACTTCGATCTGCCCGTCCATGCGGGCCATTTCGTTCGCCAGCTCGCTCTTGTCCCGGATGGCGTTCCGTTCGTAGATCGTCTGGCGATTATTGAGCGCCCAGAGCGCCTTGGAGCGGCGGGCGTTGATTTCGCGTTGTGGGTCGATGAGGGACCACACGTAGCCCTGCGGTTCCCCATCGACTTTGCGGTAACAGTAATAGGGCACAAACGGAAAGAGATCGTGGGTATAGGGGGACGGTTTCGGTCCATCGAGGAACAAGCCGCCGCAATACACTGCTACATACATGGCATCCGCCGAGCGTTCGGTCATGGTGGACCCTGGCATCTCGGCCAGCGCATCGTTCAGTTTGGCGCGGCTGATCCCCCGTTCCTTGCGGATCACCTTCGTGGTCCCGTCCGCCAGCGTCACGACGAACTCCGTCACGCGCTTCTTGTACCAAATCTCTACGGGCCTGAATCGTCGGTTCTTGGTGTCGTAGTAGCGCCCAATCTCCCAGTTGCGAAGTTGCATCACGGTCGGATCAATGTTGGAGAGATTGGCGAGGGACGGTTGTGAGGTGCCTAGGACTTGGCGAATCAAGGCCGCTTTGTCTTCGCCCCACAGTTCCACGGCCACATCCTCGTCAAACCACTTGGCGCGGCAGACGTAGCGGGCTTCCTGGTTAATGTCGTAGGAGCGGCAGAAGGGGTCAGGGAACATCGTAAAGGGGTCTTCGTGGCGATACCGGACCTGGGGCTGACCGAGTTCGTTCTGTTTGACGATCACTTCGGTCCAGCCCATCCCGCAGATGAGTTGGTCTTTAATGGCTTCGCCTTCGGTAAACTCGTACTGGTTCACATAGTCGATATGGCGCAGGAGGTCGCTCAACCCTTGGGCAATGGGTTCATCGGCGGGGTTGCGGCCTAAGAACTTGATCGTGGTGCGCTGCCGGCGGAACTGCCCTTGCAGCCGCTCGATGGTCGGGCGAATCTCGTTTTCGACGATTTCCGGCTGATTGCGCTCTTTGAGGATGGACTTCTCTTCTGAGGTCCATTGGTCGCCATGTTCGTAGCGGTAGCAGGTGTCGGCGTGAAAACGCCAGGAGGTGACGATGGGATGGTCCGCCGCAAGGCGAAACATCCGGTCGAGTTGGACCAGTTCTTCTACTTCAGCAGGGTCACTATGAAAATAGTAGGGGAAATTGTCCATAGACGCCACTCACGCATAGCACGTTCCCTACGCCCTGTCAATTAACCCACCCATGCCGAGGTCGCTTGCCGCCACTTCTTGGGGGTCTGGCGCGTCCGGACCCCGACGAATCGGACCGCATATTCACTGAGACAGAGCGCATCGGCTTTATTGGGTGACGCCACACCGCGATCACGCAAGTCCTGTTTGCTCTCAATTTTAATCTTCTCCTTCGCCGTTTTCGAGAAGTTGTACTTAATCACGGTCAATTCGTCGATCAATTCATCGTCATGGGGCAAACTGATCGCCCCCGCCTGAAAGCGTTCCCGCACCTGCCACCACAATTCGTCACGGAGTCGGCTGAATTGCTCGGCATCGCCTGCCGCTTCCGCCACATTACAGGGGAGGACGGGGCAGGGGGACATCTCGTTCAAAATATCGTAGGTACCGGCCCCCCAGCCGATCACATCAATGGCGGCACAGGCGACATCATGCTCTTGAATCTCGCCTAAGGCCCAGGAGGCGAGTTGGCGGCTGTCAAGTTGGGTAAATTCGGACAAGGCCTGCACAATCGGGCCTTTTCGGCGTAAAATGATGCTTTTATCGTCGCCATACCGCGCCACATCGACCCCCAAGACCACCGGCATCTCTGGTTCGACGATCAAATCACGCCCAATGGACGCCATGACCCAATCGTAGGGGATCAGGGTGTCAGGAGACGCCGTAGGGGGCAGTCCTAGCACGCGGATGCGATAGGCGTTACTGTCCCGTCCATATTTTCGCGCCATCCGCTCCACATGCGACTTCTCCACCAGCTCGCTTTCTTCCGCGTTCCAGTGGCAGACGAGCCAATCTTGTCGGTTTTTGGTAAAGGAATCATTGAAAAATCCATGCGATTGGGTAGGGTTCCCGATTTGAATGACCAAGTTGAGGGGACCGGTGAGACCACCTTCCAAGGGCTTGAAGACAGGATCTGGGACGCCGGAACTTTCATCGACACAGACGAGCATATTGTCGGCATGGATACCGGCGAGCGTCACCGCTTGCTCTTCCGCGCCAGATTTCGCATTCACGGTGCGGGGGAAGGCAAACCATTCACGCCCCGCCTCCTCTTTGAAGAAGATTTTTTCCGCTTGCCACTTGATGAGGTCTTGGAGGAACGGGGAGCGACGAATCCAGAGATGCACTTCGGGCCACAAGTTCGATTTGAGCTGCGGACCGACCGGCGCGACACAGGGGATTTTGCAATACGGACGGCAGGTCAGGAAGTGCAGGATACACCACGCCATAAACGCGGTCTTGCCCGTGCCGTGGCCGCTGTGAATGCAGAGACCCAGGCGTTTCGCGTCCTGGGCCTCTTGCACGGACATGGGGATTTTGCGTGAGGACTTGAGCTTCGCCACGATGATGCGGCGATAGCATTCCAACCCCTCGCGTTGCTGCTCGGAGATGACCTTCCCTGGCGACCCGTCGAGGTCAAAGACTTCTTCGACGAACTTGACGGGGTTCAGCGTCCACGCTTGGATCTTGGCGGATTCTGCGCCCACTACTCGTCGCCAGATCCTGTGGAGGTGGACCCCGATCCCTCGTACAGCCCCGCGATCACGCCGTAATGCTCGATCCCGAAGTTATTGGAGAGACCAATCGACATGCCCATCGACGCCGAGGCGTGGGGATCAGAGCCGGGTCCGTTCGGGACGTGGCCCTCGGTCAACACTTCCGCTTGATTGGATTCCTTCATGCTGCGCCTCCTGGGTGAGAAGATAGTTCACGGCCTGCTGACTGGAAAAGTCAGACGACCCCATCTGGTCATACAGATCACGGATATACTCATAATCTTCCTGGGTGTTCACGTCAAGCCGGAGATCCGCTTTGGGGAGGGTATACAGGCCGTGCGCCTCGAAGTAGCGATGGGGATGTTCACGCCAATCGGCCCGGTCGCCCACCCGCTGATCGAGCCAGCGTAGGCGTGAGACACTGAACACTTCGGCCCCAATGCCATCGACGGCGGTCGGTCCCACGTAATCCGTGGTATTCGAGAAAAAGATGGAGGGGGTCGTGAGATACCGTCGCACGGCATCATCGATATACTCAGGATCGACACAGGGATTGTCGCCAGGAATCCGCACAATGACATCGGCCCGATGACTCCGCGCCACGCAGAGATAGCGGTCGATCAGATCCGATTCTTCTCCCGGATAGCCATAGAGCCAGACACGTCCACTCACTGAAGGCCGAAAGGCCTCGGTATCCTGAGCCGGTACGGCCAGGACAATCTCATCAAGTTGGGTCGCTCGCTGCACCCGCTCCACCACGCGCTCAATCAAGGGCAGACCCGCGAGCGGAAGGAGCATCTTACCGGGGAGGCGGGTGGACCCCATGCGAGCCTGGATGATGCCCACGACCTTCATGCGGCGGGTATCCCGTAGTATTGGCACGACTGACAGGGGGGTACGTCGGACCGACGATCTTCCAGATGCTTCTGGATATAGTCTGCCCTGAGCGGGCCGTTCCAGATCGCGTCCAGCGAGTCGGTGGCGAGGTCGCCAATCAGTCCTGCGTCTTTGGTATCGAGTCGGTTACAGAGATAGACACGCCCATCCCAGGCAATGGAGGGATGATGCAGCAAATCCAGACACAGACCGTGCTCTGGCACTGGGGGCAGACCTCCTGCGTACTTGCTGTTGCCCACTGGCAGATGAAGGCGCCGCCGCACGAGGGACACACCACGGAACAGGTATGGACGAAGTTCGTCATCAGACATATCTCCTACGACTTTGACCGAC